TAAATAGTTTACTTCATTAACATAAAGTTGTTAGCACCTTGAGTGATTAAACATCTTTCAGTTAAGAAATGTAGTTGCATTGCATCTAAAGCAGATGTAGCAGCACCAACAGAACCAGTAACCCAAGACTTCATTCTTCGGTCATCAGTTTGTGAAGCTCTATATCTAACGTGTAAGAAAGGACGCTTCATGCTAGCTCCAACAGTTTGGTCATAAACTGAAGAAGTACCAGCAGGAATCATAACCCCTCTAATTGCATTTGCAGCGTTAGCATCGTTAATACTACCTCTTGTAGCTTTGTCGTTTAAGTATCTGAAGTCAGACTTATAGAAGTCATAAGAACCTCTTCTGAAACCAGTGAAACCTAAATTTAACGCCATATCTTCAGAGTTGTTAAATACTCCGTAAGAAGTACCACCAGCTCCGTAAGAGTTCATAGAAGCTAACATATCATCAATAGCTAAGCTAGTTGATCTGTTAACAAACATCATGTACTCTTCAATAGCTCCTTGCTTATCAAACTCAGCAAGTATTGCGTCAAACTCAGCTAAATCAGTAGCAGCATTAACACCAGTTACACCTGTAGTAATGTTACCTCTTGATTCAATAGCAGCAAATAAACCTTCAGTACCAAATTTATTACCGTTACCGTTTATAAGTAAATCAGCATTAGTACCAGCAGTACTGTCTAAACCAATTTCACTTTCTAACATTGACATTTCAATGTAGTCAGTAAAACGAGCTCTAGTATCAGCTTCGGCTTTTAAGTACCATAAGTAACCAGAACCTCCAGCTTCAGTAGATATTTCTACCCAACCGATTCTAGAAGCGTCAGAACCAGAAACTTCGTAGTAATCTTTCATAATAATAGGCTTATTAGTAAAAGATTTGAAACTTGGCTCGTTAGCGCCTCTTACGTCAGTATCAGCAGCTGATGCATCGTGATAATTAGTACCTTTACCAAATTCAGAACCATAAACTAATATAGTAGTAGCTTGGTCTGTGTTTGTTGCTGTACCAAGTGCAGTAGCACCGTAAGGAGCTAAAGTAATATCATCTGTAGATACAGCTGTAACTAAACATTTTGTAACTTGATTAACATCAGCTACAATAACAGTATCATTAACTCTAATACCGTGTCTAACTTCACCAGTATGACCGTTAGATATACCTGAGTTATCAGAATCAGCACCGTCAATATCAGCTTGAACTAAAAATGAAGTAGTGTCTGTTAATTTACCTTTGTAAGATAAATGTAATCTACCTTGCTCTGACCAAACTACTTGATCAGCAGTCATTGCTTCTTCAGCACCAACTTGTGCTAAAAAACCAGAAATTGTACGAGGTCCAAAAACCTCAGCTTCTTTTTCCATTAAATCTGGAACGTATTGTTGTGCCCAACCTTCATTGGTTGTAGCAGCTAAGTCTAAGTAGTTTGTAGCTAACGCTTGCTGTCTTTGAGCAGGTACGCTATTTAACAAACCACCAGGATTTGAAATTGCCATAATTTTAAATTTTTAAATGTTATTTATTGTTTTTAATTTTAAACTTAAAATCAGAAGAGTTATCACCTAAAACTTTTACTTTTACCCCTCCAGCTTCAACAGTTCCATGACTTTGTCTTGGATTCATATTGATATTTTTAGCTTTAGCTACACTATCTTTCATAGCATCAGCTTTGCCTTGTTCATAAAAGTGTTTTGCAATAGCATCAGCATTCATTGCTGTAAATAATGACTTATGGTAACCTTTAGCATCTTTTAGCATATTATTTTTATCTAAAAACTTTTTAGTAAAATTATTAATATCACTTTGAGTTGCTTTTACTTCATTAGCATCTTTTACATTGAACCTATATTTTTTATCACCGACATTGTATTCAAAACCTTTGAACTTGTCGTTAAAAACTTTATCAGTTTTTTGTGTAAAAATTTCAGTACTTTGCTTTGCTATTTTTTGAGTTTCTTCTGACTCTTTGTTATATCTATTAAAGAAATCCATAGCTTTTTGTTGTTCAGGCGTAAGCTTTGAACCAGCTTTAATTTCTTCATAGTATTTAGACTTTTGCCCGTCTAAGTGGCTTCTAGCGCTGGCAACTTGCTCTTTTAACGCTAGTTTTTTTCTTCGTATATCTCTTTCTTCGTCAACTTCTTCGTCGTAAGAGAACGAGTCTTCCATAAGGAAGTTAATTTCTTCATTAGTTAAATGTGGTTTTGTTTGTCTATAGTACTCATACAAAACATCGTCATCGTTTAACTTGCTGTAATCTTGATTAAGCTTTACATAATCATTAATGTCTCCACCTGTTTCTTCCATAAAGTCTACAAGTTTTTGTATGTTTTCTGGAAGTGGTTTGCCAGTAGCTTCAGCTTCGGCTATTGCTTCTTCAACTTGCTCTGTTACTTCTTCTACTTCTTCTACTTCTTCGCTTGTTATTTCCTCAATAACGGGTGTGTCATCTTGAACCTTGTTGGAGCTTTCTTCTCCGGTAGGTTCTTCATTTTTTGCTTTGATGTTTTCTTCACGTACTTCTTCGCTAGTCTCGGATTCGTCGCGAACAGGTACCTCATCTGTGCTTTGCTTTCCAGTGGCATCTTCTTCTTTTTTTGGTGGGTTGTCTAAATTTACTCTAATAATATTGTCATCTTCTTGTGTGTTGCTAACTTTTACTTTAGTGACATTATCTTGCGTAGTTTCTTCAACTACGTTTTCATTTTTTTCTTCCATAATATAATATAATAATAATTAATAAATTTTATCTAGGGTTAAAACTACCTAAATCAAAGTTGCCGCTAAGTATATCATTACCTGCAGACTCAAAGTTTTTAGGTGGTTTACCTGTTTTTCTTTGATCAATCATCTCGCTTTGTTGTGATGCTTGAATTTTTGTTCTTTCATCTTTACGATCTTCTTTTTCTTTTTCTCTATTTTTTAAGTTTTGCATGTCTGCACCTTTTAACTGCATGTTATACTGAAACTCTAAAGCCATTAGTTCTTTTTTAATATCAGCTTCAGCTTGCATTTTTTGAGCTTCTAATTGTACTTTTAATTCTTCCATTTGAGCTTTACCTTGCATCAAGGCTTGTTCTTTTTGAAGCTCTACTTGAGCAGCAGCTTGAGCAGCTTGAGCGTTTGAATCAGACTGAGCTTTTATATTTTCCATTTGTAACTGTCTGTCTTTAAACTCTTTCTTTTTTCTTCTAATTTTTAAAAACTGATTAGCTAACTTTATGTTTTTAATATCACGTATATCTATAGCGTCTTCAAGTTCTATAGTCTTTTGTTGTAACGCCATTTGTATATTGTTTTCTAACAATTGTTTTTCTTCTTCATCAGGAGATAACTCTATAAATATACCAAAATCATACAAGTATAATTCACTCATTTCTTTTAGCGTAGCTACATTATGTGAGCCTAAAGCTTGAATAAAAGCATCAGCAGTTGGAGAATACTCTAATACATCAGATATTCTAAGCGATAAACACTCTGCTGTTTCTGCTGTTAAAAATAAACCAGCTTGTAATATATGTCTAGTAGCTGTATTAGAATTAGCTGCTGCTAATTTTTGTACACCTACTAAAGCATTTTTATCTGGCATGCTACCATCTCTAGCTTCGTTTAAACCAGTTACATCACGTATCATCTGTAGATAATAGTTGTAATTAGCTATTAAGCTTTGCATTTTAGCACCACCATTACCAGATCTTATTTCTTGTATAGGTACTTTACCAGGATTCATATCACCTTCAGAAGTAAAACTTCGTCCAATAACACTACCTGTTTGGAAAAACATATTTAAAGCTTCTTGTGGATTGTAGTTAGTACCATTACCTAAATCTATTTCAGCTAAACCGTCAGCATCTAAATAAACGCCGTCAGGTATCATGCGTGCCATAACTTGCTGTAGCTTTAAGTGTGTTAACTGTATCATGTCAGCAAAACCTGTTATACGTCTTACTAAAGAGTCTATACGCCCTTCGTACATACGAGGAGCAACTATAGAATAATTCATTTTAACTTTAGTAAAATCACTTTTAGGTCGCATCATGTTTGTTGCCATGCCCCATTTTAAAAGTTTATTCGTACCAAGTATTAAAGCTCCTTCGTATAAAGTTTCTATTGCTCTTAATAATCTTGAATATCCACCTTCTTTTTGTTCTGGTGGATTAAAATTATCATCTTTAGGTATTATTTTTTCTGCACCAGTACCTACTTCTTTTATTTTGTAAACTTCGTTCATGTAAGTTTTAAAATCAAAATACAACACTTGCACTGTGTTATTATCTTCTTTGTCTCTAGAATATCTAGTATTATAATTATTTCTATTATAATTTTTGTTATTCATTATATCTTCAAGATCGCTTTCTGTTAAGTGTGGAAATTGTTTAGCAAGTTCATTGACAGGTATATCTTTTACTTCACCAACATAATATATATCATCAAAATACGGGGAGTCTGTGTAAGAATAAACAAGGTCGGCTGGATCTACATATTGTACAGTGGCTCCTTCTGAAGTAGTAAAGTTTGTTTTAACAGCGCCAATACCTAAAACTGTTAAGTCACGATAAAAACGTTTTTTAGTTAATTCGTATTTACTACCTTCAAATAAAACTTTTAAAGCTTGTTCTTCAGCTATTTCTACTTCTTGTTTATATTTTAGTTGCATGTGTAGTAGCAACTCGTCGTTTGTTTCAGGTAATTCTTCTACGTCTGTTTCTCTAGTGTTTATACCAAACTCTGCTGCTACTGCAGAATCAAAATCACGAAGCTCCATATCTGTCATTAAAGACTCCATGTACTCAGTTCTTTTTTCTACACCGAAAGGATCTTGCGAGTAAGCTTTTATATCATATGTTCTTTCAGCTATACCATTAACAACTATATCTACAAACTTAGATATAATAGGTACTGGCTTCCAGTCTAAATTTAAATAGGACAAATCACCGTTTATAGATAACTCATCCTTATACTTTTGTATTGACTGCTCTCCTCTTGCATATAGTCTTAACGTATGAAAATCATTTTTATTGTTTAAATATCTGTTATAACTATTATCATTATTGAACCACTCTGTTTCTATAGCTTTAGCAACTTTTAAACCATAATCGTAACTTAACTTTTCAGCATCGCTAACCGCTTGGCTTGGAAAATAATTTTTACCAGAATATGCCATATTTACTTTATTATTTGTGAATTAGTTCCAGTGTTATTATATCTGGAAATATTTATATTTATTTTTGGTTTTTCAACTTTTGGATTTGGACTATACAAATGCCTATTGTTTGCCATTATAGCTAAACCACTACTTATAGTAGCGTCAAACTTAGTTCTTTTATTTATATCAAATTTAGCCCAATCATTTAATAATTCGTTAAAATACAAATCACCAAAACTACCATCTTGCTTTATGCCCACATGATCTTGAATATACATCTCAATAGCTGCAGCATGAGCTTGTTTTATATCTTCGCTAGAGTTTGGTATACCACCTACTTCTTTTTCTGCTGTAGATAATTTGTTCCAAACTTTATCAGGTCTATTCATACTAAAACCTCTATAACCTCTACGCCTTAAATAATATAAAAGTCTAGGCTTATTGTTCTCTGCGAGTATTGGCATACCGTAAAACACTAATGCCATTAACACATCTTCAAAGAATATTTCAGCTGTAGGTGGTCTTGATAAGTATTCTAAAAAAAAGCTATTCGCAGGAGCGTCCTCCATACTAAACCTGGTTAAGCCGTGTAATGCTCCTTTAGATCCTTCTCCATCTACAGTTCCCGATATATCGTAGCTGTCACAACCAAATGCACCTACGTGTTCATTACCAGGATATCTCACACCATTTTTTAATATAACTCTGTTTTGTAACTTTTGAGACGGTACCCAACTAACTTTAAATCTACCTTTTTGATCTGGGTAAAATATAACTTGTGAATCTTTAACACCATTAACCCATTGAAAGTTACCGGTTGTAATACCTAGCGATCTACCAACTTCTTCGTTATAATCTATTTGCTCGTATATTTTAGCTAAATTAAATATACTGTTTTTTGTTTCATCTCTAAACGCATGTTCTTCAGTTCTTGGAAACTGTCTATAAAACTCGTTTAAAGCATCTTGATCACCTTTTAATCCATCAACCTCATTTTGCCAATGATCAATTACACCTACATCTATTAGTTCACCGTCTGGGGCAAACACATCTGTGTCAGGAGTAGAGAATACTGGAACTCCGTACTCGTCAATAAATCCTTCGTAGTTCCATTCCATTGGGATAAACAAAGAGTATAAACCAGATTTTGTCTGGCCATTTCTATTTCGCTTAGTGACATCTGATGCATTGTATAATTTTTTAAAGTTTTCACCACCTTTATCTAAAGAGTTTGACGTTGAACCCATCATACACTTACCAATAATTCTACTACCTAATCTAAGACATGTTTTTGTAACACGCCAGTTGTTTAATATATTATCAGGTCTTTCCCACTTACCGCTTTCATCGTGTACTAATAAAGCTAGCTTTTCACCATCATAACTATTATCACCAGTATTTTTCCAATCAATAGTTGTATCTAAACCTTGTATATCTTCTATCTGTTCGTTAGCAGTTATCTTTT